CGCCATCGCCCGAGCGGTCGAGGCCGAGCGGGAGGCGTGTGCGAAGGTGTGTGATGACTTGGTGTTGGCGCATCCCGGTCGTGCCGACTTGACCGCTGACCAATGCGCCGAGGCTATTCGCGCGAGGGGGGCGCAAATGAGTGACGCGATTAATCCCGATTGCTACACGCAGGGCGATAAGGATTGCATCGACGCGATTAATCCTAATCACTACAAGCAGGGCGACAAGGAAGGCATCGACGCACTTCGCGCCGCTTTGTGGAACGGCATAAGTGCGAGGGGGAGCAAATGACACGCGAGGACATCATGCACATGGCGAGGGAGGCGGGAGTACGGATGGACTACACATTCGACTCCGGCACGACACGCTGGATTTTGCATCCGTCGCTGATACGCTTCGCCGCCCTCGTTGCAGCAGCCGAGCGGGAGGCCGAGCGGGAGGCGATTTGCCCAATCGTTTACGGGCTGTGCATCAGCGACAACAACGCGCAGGAAATCGTCAACGCCATCCGTGCGAGGGGGAGCAAGTGACACGCACTTGTAAACAATGCGGGGAAAAGTTTAGCGGCGCTTCGGCTATCCTCCAGCATCGCAGCGGCGTTTGTGGCGGTAAAGACCTGCTGAAGTCTCGCGGTTGGGTAAAGACCCGCACCGGGTGGGTGTCACCACAACGCGCTCAACACGATGCAAAAAACCGTGCAGTTTGAACGGCTAATGAGGAGCCGGAATGCATCGCATATTGACTACGGTGCGTTCCTTGGGTTACTGCCGAATAATCCTAAAATAACGCCATGTGACCTTGACGGCATCATCGAGCGCAAGGGCAAGTTCCTCGTGCTTGAGTGGAAGCGCGAGGGTGAGGGGATGTCCGAAGGACTGCGCCGCACCTTGCAGGCACTCGCTGCCACGCCAAACTTCCAAGTGTGGGTGGTGCGCGGGGATACGGACGAGGGGCTACGGATAGCGCGGTTTTTCTTCGTGCCGCCGCAGGGCAAAGCAATGCTGCTTGGGGAAGGCGTGGAGGAATTTGTACGCGCCTACAAACTCTGGTACGAATGGGCTGACGGGTCTTTCTGATGCGCTACGCCGCGCGCCGTGACGCGAACGATGCCGCCATCACCGCAGCCGTCAGGGCGGCAGGATTTACGGTCTACGACTTGGGACAGGCAGGTCAAGGCGTACCCGACAAACTGGTGACCGCCCCCGGCTTCGCGGCGTTCCTCGAAATCAAGACCCCGACGGGCAAATTGCGAAGGGGTCAGGAACGGTTCCAGAGCGCGTTTGAGCCGCTAGGCCAATGGTATCTGGCCCGTGACCCTGCCGAAACGGTTGCGTGGCTTCAGGCGCGGCTTACAACGACCCAGAAGCCCTGCCCCATGAGTTGATGGTGCTGGAGGTGGTGGATGTGGAACCGCTCACAGAGGCGGGGGAGCCACCACCGCGCAGGCTCTTGGATAAGATGGGCGTTCCTGCCGTCGCTTAACACCTTGACCGCCGCCCCCGTGTGGACGCTGAAGAAACCCAACCGGGGCATAATACGGGCAAGGTCATCCAACACCGCGTCGAGCCGGTCGGGTTCAATGTGTTCCAGCACATCAATGCAGCAGACCATATCAGCCTCTACGGGAGGCCCGTACTCAGGAAAGGCTGGGTCATAGGGTCGGTAGTCAATCGAGATACCCGCAGGCTCAAGGGCGCGTTGCAGGTTCTTCTTGCCGGCGCCGTAGTCGGACAACGACTTGATGCCGTTATCCACGATTAACTTTGCAACGATGGGCGCAAAGGCGATGGAAGCGACCCCGTAATTAGGGTTGGTGTGCAGTTCGACCTGCTGGGCGCGGTAGGCTTCGGAGATAGTAGTCATGCTTGCAACTCTCTGTGGGAGGAGTAGCATTATTGTACTATGGCGAAGCCAAAACCGTCGCGGGTTGCTGCCGCGCTTGAATACCTTGACAACTTGCGTCGGCAGATAGCCAGTACGCAGGGCATGGCGGTTCCCGATGACTACGGGCAGCGGTACGGGTTGCCGGGTGAGCCTGTCCCGAGTCTTAACCAAGTAGGCCAATCGGTCAGGGGCGCAGCCGAGCGCATGACAAGCCTTGACGCTCCTGCATCGCAGAGCGCGGGCGACACGGCACTAGACATCGCCGCAGGTTTTACCCCGTTGCAATACCCGCAGGCTGCGCGAGACTTTGAGCGTTCCCGGCGCACGGGCGACAAACTCGGCATGGGGCTGGCTATCCTTGCGGGCGCGCCTGTTGTGGGCGGCGTGGCGAAAGCGGCTGGGAAAGCGCGAGAAGGAACAGAAGCAGCGGAGCAATTGGTTACCCGAACAAAACGCAGAGTCGGCACTTCGGGTCAGTATGTTGGCGCGCCACCGGGCGTTGATTCCCCGCAAAAACTTGGCGCAATGGTCAACGATTATGTGAGGGCGATGCAGGAAGGGTTGCCCGGTCGAAATTTCTACATCGACAGCAGCAAAGACATCTTTGCCCGCACCGGGAACAACCCTGTCGAGGCAGATTTGGTCAGCCAAAATCTTGCCGCGTTAAGCCGCGCAAATAATGTCGCAGGCAATACTTCGATGACCGCGAAGGGACACATCCAAGCGGTCACCGGAGAGCCAGTTTTAACGGGTCGATTCCCTTCAAGGGACAGCCCTCCGTTGCAAGCCATGTATGACGCTGGTCGGGCAGACTACCTTGGTCACAAGCGCGACCCGTTCGCAACGCAACTCGGCGTTGCATACGCTCCCGAGCGCATCGGGCGCGGCGTAAACGATATGCATGAGGCTGAACTGATGGGATATCCATCAGGCACGGTTGGTGGCCCGACGCAGCACGCATTCATGGATGAAGTCAGGGCGCGCGCGATAGAAAAAGCGAACCGCGAACAGTTGGGCGGCTTTTCTGACTGGGGAACAGGCACGGCGCAAGCGGCGGCGTGGTCAGGGAACAAGATTCGTCGTGGCGATATCCAACCGGGAGAAGCGGCACGGTCGTATGCCGATTACTTCCCCACGCAGGAAGCCAACGCGACTTATGAGGCCGTAAGTTCTCCAGCAACGGGGCATCTTCAAGGATTGCTTAACGCGCCGTTCGATGTGCGCGCGGCGTATACGCAAGACCCAAGAGGGTCGTGGAACACCAGCCTGTCGGGGCGGGACATCGGTTACACCTCGGCTCGGATGCTGCCGGGTGAAACAGTTGAAACCGTAGGAAGGTTCAAGGACACGGCAAACCCTGCAATGGTCGCGCGGCCCGTAACCGGAATTTACACAACGGCTGACAAGTCGCGCGCGTTAACGCCCGGCTCGGTGAATGCCTTAAACGCCGTGGAAGCGGCGAGAGCATATTTTGATGTGCAAGAGGCAGGCGCGTGGCACAAGTTGCTGCCCGCAAGGTCTGCCGCTGATTATTCAGGCGCGTCCATTGAGTTGGGCAGGCCAATGACGCAACAGGACATGGAGAAAATTGCTCCTTTGTTTGAGCAGCGCGGATACTACCTTGCCAGCGCGCCGAATGGCGTGACAATCCTTGCCAATGAAGGCACGGCAAAGGGTGAGAAATTCGCAAAGGAAGTGCGAGAAATACTGAAGGCAAACAGCAAAATCATCGGCAAGCCGAGCGTGGAGTTTGGAAGGGCAGAAACCGGGTACATTGATTTCGGTGATGCCTATCGCAGCAAAACCCCCGGCGCGGTCACAGCCCAGATGCTTCAGATGATGGAGCAGGCTCCGCAGACGATGAGATACTTGGACACCAATCCCGTCTACCGAGAGACGGTCTTTGCGAGAAACGCTAGAGATTTGGATTACGCCGCGAAAGGCCTTGGGGTGGCAAGAGACGATGTTTTGAGGGCGCGCGAAATTTTCAAGAACGAAGGTTTTGAGGGGCTGCGAAAAGCCGCCAAGGCCGGAATCGTCCCGGCGGTGCTGGCAACATTTGGCGCGCAGCAATTACTTAACGGGAATGAACAGCAACAATGAAACTCGCCAAGTCAGAAAAAAGCCTCGCCCAAACGGCGTGGAAGCAAGAACGCTCCGACGAGCGGTGGGAGCGTAGAGCCGATATGCTGATGTTCAGATTCTCCCATGTGTCGGTCATGCTGCCGTCGCAGATAACGCACCTTAACGGCAAGCGGCCCGTGGTTTCAGGTATGCTCCAATAAGGTAAACCAATCAATCACATGGCAGCGCGCAAACACAGGGTCAAACTCTCGGACGAGTGGAGAGAGCGCATCAGGGTCGCAGGCATCCTACAGCGCCTTGAGAGGGCCGCTATGGGCGAGGACGATGTGACCCCTACCCAACTGAAGGCTGCGGAGATAGTCCTCCGTAAGACGCTCCCAGACCTTGCCAGAACCGAGGTCACGGGCGCGGACGGTAAGGAGCAGCAGATGGTTATCCGGTGGGGCAATCCGGTTGGCTGAAGTCCTGCTGCCCTACAGCCCGCGTAAGGCATTCCTGCCGTTCCACGACCGCACCAAGCGGTGGGGTTGCCTCGTCGCCCATCGGCGCGCTGGCAAAACCGTGGCGGCGGTTAACGACATCATCAGGGCTGCGGTGATGTACACAGGGCCGAATGGCCTCTTCGGGTATGTCGCCCCCTACCAGAACCAAGCACGCCGCATTGCGTGGGACTACTTCAAGCACTACGCCCAACCGCTCATCAGCGACACTAACGAGCAGATGATGACCATCACGCTTGTTAACGGGGCGAAGGTCAGCCTGTTCGGCGCGGACAACGCGGATGCCATGCGTGGCCTCGGCTTCAGCGGCGTGTACATGGACGAGTACGGGGACTTCAAGCCCTCGGTGTTCGGCAATGTGATACGCCCTGCGCTATCGGACAAACAGGGCTGGGCGGTGTTCGCCGGAACCCCGAAGGGCAAGAATCAGTTTTGGGACATCTACGAGACGGCACGGCGCATCCCCGACGAGTGGTTTGTCCTGCGCCTACCGGCCAGCGAGTCCGGCCTGTTGCCCCAGAGCGAACTCAACGCGGCACGGGCGCAGTTGTCGGAAGACCAGTACCTCCAAGAGTACGAGTGCAGTTTCGAGGCGGCTATCCTCGGCGCGTTTTACGGCACAGAGATGCGACAGGCAGAGCCGCGTATTAACGAGCGTGTAGTCTTTGAGCCGGGGTATCCGGTACACACCGCATGGGACTTGGGCTACCGTGACGACACGGCTATCTGGTGGTATCAGGTGGTGGGCGGCGAAGTGCGCGTCATCGACTTCTTCGCCATCTCGGGTGCAGACATTCGCGCCATTGCGGAGGTAGTCGTTAACAAGGGTTACACCTACGGCAAGCACTACCTGCCGCATGACGCGCGCGCGAAGTCGCTTCAGACGGGGCGCAGCATCGTTGAGCAGTTGGCCGACCACCTCGGCATCGGCAGCCTCTCGGTCGTGCCAAACATCGGATTGCAGGACGGAATCCAAGCGGTGCGCCAGATGCTCCCGCGCACTTGGTTCAACTCCGTGCGTTGCGGCGATGGCATTGAGGCTTTACGCCAGTATCAACGGGAGTATGATGAGGACAAGAAAGCGTTTAGGGCATCACCCCGACACGATTGGACATCACACCCTGCTGACGCTTTCCGTATGCTGGCAGTTGCGTGGAGGCAAGAGCCTGCCGCGCAAAAGCCGTTGGAGAGCAAGGTGCTTATCGTTGGGCCGCAAAATCAGGTCACGCTCAACGATATGTGGCAGGTACACGACCGAAGCGTCTCTAGGAGGGCGCGCATATGAGTGGCGTTAATCTTCCGTATCAATACCCCTACGAGACGGTCGCCGTTTCGCAGACCGCGCAGGTGCTTGGCACCAACGGCGCGGCAAACGATTACCTGCATCGCATCGTGGTGACGGTATCAACGGCGCTGACTTCAACCGTCAGCATCATCGACGGCAGCACGACCATCCTTTCCATCCCAGCGAGTACGGCTGTTGGCGTGTATGTCGTGGAACTTGGCCTCAACGCGGCCACCGGCCCGTGGAAGGTCACGACGGGTGCAGGCGCTGCCGTGTTGGCGGTGGGCCTGTTCAGCAAATGAACCGTAAACCCGGCCTCTACGCCAACATCCTAGCCAAGCAGGAGCGCATCAAGGCTGGCTCCGGCGAGAGGATGCGTAAGCCCGGTGACCCCGGTGCGCCGACCGCAAAGGCGTTTCGTGAGTCTGCGAAGACGGCTAAACCTGAGAAAAAGGGTTACTGATGAGCGCAGCATGGCAGCGTAAGGAAGGCAAGAACCCGAAGGGTGGCCTCAACGCCGCTGGCCGCGCATCGTACAAGCGTGAGACGGGCGGCACCCTCAAGCCCCCGGTCAAGGCCGGTGACAACCCGCGCCGCGCATCGTTCCTCGCACGCATGGGCAACATGGCTGGGCCGATGGAAAAGAACGGCAAGCCGACCCGCCTCGCCCTCGCGCTGCGTGCGTGGGGTGCGTCAAGCAAGGAAGATGCGAAGGCGAAGGCCAGAGCCATCTCTGCGCGCAACAAGAAGGACTAACAGATGGACGAGCGCGTCAGCCAAGAACTTGAGAAGTACCTGCGCGCTGTAGGTACCTACGACAACGAGTTTGCCAAGTGGCAAGCGCGCGTCAAGAAACTCGTCAAGCGGTACCGTGACGACACGCGCGGTCAGTCGGGCAACGAGACGGCAAAGTTCAATATCCTGTGGAGCAACGTCCAGACGCTGATTCCTGCCGTCTACGCCAAACTGCCGAAGGCTGACGTGCAGCGCCGGTTTGGCGATAACGACCCCGTGGGCCGCGTGGCATCGCGCCTCATCGAACGCGCCATCGACTTCGAGATTGAGCATTTCCCCGACTTCCGCTCGACCATGAAGTATGACGTCGAGGACAGGTTCCTCGGCGGTCGCGGCACGGCGTGGGTGCGATACGAACCCCATGTCGCCCCCATCGGCATTGATGACGACGGCGTATCCATCACCTCGGACATCGAAGAGGGCGAAGGCGCACCGCAGCCGCTTGAGCAGATTGAGTACGAGCGCGCCCCGGTCGATTACGTCCATTGGAAGGACTTTGGACACTCGCAGGGCCGCACTTGGGAAGAGGTGGGTCAGGTATGGCGCTGGGTCTACATGACCCGTGAGGCGCTCGTGGAGCGTTTCGGCGCAGAGATGG